TAAAGCCCCTGCTAAAGTTGTAGTGACCGTTGGCATTGCCGGATCAGTAGCGTGTGAAAGATGAGCAAAGCCCGTTACAAGTTCTGTGATCGTTCCCGCTACCCTTCCCGCAAAAGAATAAATCCTTGCACCTCTTTGAGTAGTTACAGCAGGGGAACCACAAGCAACTGCCGCCCCATCTTCTGTTCCTGCTGCTATCTTACCATAAACCCAATGACGGGCTATTGTAGTTTCAATAACGTATGGGCTTGAACCCAGAATAGTCCAATCACCGGGAGGACTTGGAGCTGTAGTCGTTCCTTCCCAAAATACATGAAGTATAAGTATATCACCCACATCAACAGTAGCAGGACACAACGGACTTAATGCCGCTCCGCTTGTTTCTGTTGAAACCCCACCGCCTTGTGATTTATACGTTATTGCCATTAGTTAGCTGTTGCACCCGATAAGGTTACAAGACCGGCTGCATCTATAGTTATTGTAAATGTGTTGCCGTCTGTTGCTGTTTTATCTGCCGGTGCTGTATCTAACAAACAAACAAATACAGGCATATCATCTGCGTGAGTGTCATCATAGATAACCGCAAATCTTGCTGTAATCGCCCCACCTGAAGCCGTCCAAACCGGGTTAGTAGTTTCGTCAATTGTTATCGTTCCGCTTGAATCAGCCGTTGATATTGTTACTGCTTTTGTATTTTGAGTATATCCAAAAGCCGTTGCTACCTGATTAGTAAGATCAGCTAAAGCATCGTGAGCCGTTAGTGTATCACAATTTGATGTATCTAAATATAAATTGACCTTAAACGAATGACCATTGAAGTCAATGTCACCATTTGCGAAAGCCAACTTTGCTTTAGCATACATTTTCCATTTTCCTGCTGCTGCCATAAAATAATTTTAAAAAGGGTAGCCTTACGGGACTACCCTGTTATCCATCCGTCAAAAATTAGCTACCTCCAAATTCACCATGTATGATGGCGTTCGGGCGAAGTACATTGAGTTCTTCGAAGCACTCAACCCTTGCAGTTATCAAGTTCTTTGTGAAGTTTGTTCCGTTCTCAAATGAGAACTCAACCCTCAAGGATTCTGTTTCTACTCTTTCAACAAAATCATTATCCCACAATAAGAACTCACCGGCATCTGCCCATGAAGCGCCTTTAATTGGAGTACCGGCAATATTAAAGTCACCTGTTGGAGAAGCCTGACCGCTAATAGGAAGAGCATAAGTAGAACTTGAGTTTCTACCAACCTTCGTTAAATGCGCCCAATCTGCCCAATCAATAACACCATAAGAAGCATTGTAATCTGCGCTTCTTTGGTTAGCGATCCAGAAAATTATTTCCTCAACATCATTCGCTGGCCCACCGGCTGCTACTGTTGGAGTTGTTGCAACACCTGTTGCTGCTGCGATCATTGTGTCATACAAGTAATCATTCTCTTTCTTATAGAAATCTCTTAAGAGCATTCTTGGAAGAAGACCATTCAAGAAAGGCATATGATACATCAACTGCTTAGAGAAAGTCACCAAGCCAGCAATGTATTTGCTTACTGTTTTAACCTCTGTGAATGAATAATCAATCGCTGTTTTGTCCTGGCCTTCTGTTTGTACAGAGATAGAACCAGAAGTAGCTGTTTCACGATAGGTCACAAATGAACCAGTAGGAGAACTTGTAGTGTTAAGGATGTCTCTGAAATTCCAATTCTGAGAAGGTACTATACCTTGTCTTTGATTGTAAGAATGAACCACATCACCTGTAACGTGCGCACCAGAAGTCATGTCAGCAACTTTAAGATCCATAGTCATGGAAAACTCTTTGTTGTTGACAGCTTTTACGATTTCTTCTTCTTTTTTAGAGAAGATGTTCTTCTGAATAGTGTCTTTCCAGCTATCACCAAAAGATTTGCTTTCAGTTTTTCTTTTACCTTGCTCTGCAATAAAGTTGTCGATTACGATCTGATTCTTCTGAAGATTAGAATTTACTTCTTCAAGGTCTTTCTTTAACTGACCTACTATTTCAAAGTCTTTTTTAGGTAAAGACTGCTCTAACCTTTGGTTGATTGTTTCAACCGCAAGAACAATGCTCTGCAATTGCTCTTTGTTTTTCATTTCAAGACCATCAGCCGTAGCTTTAATGAGGCCTTGTAGTTGCTGCTGCAACGTCATTTCTTGATGTTCCAATTAGGTACGTTTTAAATATTATTAAATCTTTACAGCCCATTTGCTACCATAGGTAAACACAGACTCACACCGATGACATTTTATATAGCCTTTTTCTGATTGTGTGTTGTAGGTGTGCCTAAGGCAACTTGGACATTCTGCTGTAGAAGCAAAGACTTCTACTTCTTTCGCTTCCGGCAGAGTGATTTCATTCGGCTCTGTGGCTTCTTTAGCGTCTTGAGTGGAATCCTCTTCCGGCTCAAATATTTTAGATACCTGTTTTGTATCAAACAAGTATTGTATTCTTTTTAATTCGATAACTAATAAACTCTGGTCTTCTTCATAGCGACCTTTTTTGATCTGCTTAATTATCTGATCTATCTTCTCTGCTGCTGTGATATCACTATCATCATCCACATTCATTAAACTCTTTACTATTTGCATAGTCGGGGTGTCGGGTTGCGCCCCCCATAAAACAGCAGATCCTTCGTATAACTTAACCTCTCTTATGATCCTTATATTCTTTTCGTTTCTATCTTCTGCCTTAAGTATCTCAAACCCTACTGAGTGTTGAGTAATATCTCCGGCCTCGTATAGGGGCCATGCTACTTCTCTCCATGCAAAGGAGTTTTTATAATTACTTATTCCTACGATGTACTTTCCTTCTCTTCCTAACTGGCTGAACTTACTTAAAGCTGAAAAGGTCTTAGATGTATGATCTAACAAATGCCATATCTCGTTTGATCCTGTTGGCCCATTCTCTTTTATTGTCTTATCATAGGCCTTTGCGTCGAATACATCTTCATCCCTATCAACATCCTCAAGTTGGGAGATAGCAACCTTTACTTGCTTCTTCTTTCCGTCAACATCAAGAGCCTTTAATTCAATTCTCTTTTTTATTACTTCACTCATGGTCTTTCATATTATTTTTCATAGGGTTCTTTATAAATCAACTACTACATAATAAACAGTTACTTTTAATGTCGTTGAACTATCACCATCAGTTAAATTTCCGTCACCTTGATTGTTTATTTTTATTGCCAAATTTTGGTTATTGAAATCTGACGGTATCGAACCCGTAGCCGGAACAATAGTGTTAGACACAATACCTTGGTATAATTGCAACCAATTAAGAGTGTTATCACCTGCCGCTAAAATGTTCCCTAAACTTGTGCCTAGGTTTTGTGCCACATTAACCAACGTGCCGGCAGAAGTTCCCGTACTTACTAACTGTAAAGAAGCCGTAGCATCTATATTGGTATAATCCGCAACATAGTTTTTAAGCTGCAGCGTTGCAAACACGGCAAAAATCATTTTATCAGAACCTTGTGCGGCAATAATTTCAATAGGAGTTGTCGGCAAAGCCTTTATCTGTGCGTCTGTTAATTCAACTGTTGCTGATAAAACAGCCCCTCCGCCTTCTAATCCTGTAAACATTGCCGTTATCCCTGTCTCAAAATCATCCTGACTATTCATCGCCGTTCCGTCAAAGTCAATATCTGTAATCAAAACATTCCCATACTGAACCTCATCAACAGTAAATGTTATTCTTGTTTCATCTTCTGGTAAAGACCAGCTAACACACCTTGATGTATTATGCAATGACTTCAGCACACTTTCAACCGCTAACGAAGTGTTATCCGTATGAACGAAGTCTATATAATTTCCATTGGTACGAAAGCTAAAACTCATATCAAAACTGTTCTTGTTCTGTTAGGGTTAGGATATATCACTACTGTGCTTTGTCTTTTAGGAATTAATTTTCCCCTTGAATCTCTCTTTGGTTTTAGGGTCAGATTACATCTACAGTTAATAATTGATGCCGCACTAGCCTTTGGATCACCAGGAGCATTTAACCTATCTCCGTTTCTTGGGTCTGTGAACATATCCTCAAAGTCAATCACAGTACCATTAAGTGCTACATGGCTTGCATGGTCTTCTGGGTCTTTTCCTCTTGTCCTGTTGTCTTTCACACTCACCCATTCTTTCTGCATCTGATATTCGTAAGTATCACCTGCTGCCAGTACACCTACATTCGATGCTGTGTTTACCTCTGTTCTTGTTATTGTTGCAGCCTGTCTATCTGTAAAACCAGAACTCCTTAAATTCCTTACTGTTTCATCAACTCCCAATCCTTCCTCAACTGATCTCTGTAATACTTTAATCAAATAATCCCTTTGTGTTTCATTGACACCAAATAGAATCTTAGATGTCAAATGTTCTCTCAAATACTCCTGAATGAACTTTACCCACTCTTCATTGAAACCGAAACCTTTTCTTTCCTGACGTTTTAAATCTCTTGTTGTTCTATTAGCGTGTCTTAATCCTACTGTCTCGTATAATCTTTGAACTTCTTTTGTTAGTTCAGCATTGGTTAAGTTGTTTTCAAGGAATGCTTTACCATTACCGCCTCTCTCAAGCACTTCAATAAAAGCGTTAATCTTACTCTTTAGAGCTTTGTTTATTCGCCCAAAGAATAAGTTTTCAAACCGCCTATTTATTTTTTCGTACTCAGTCATAAAAACTTCATCATTAAAACACCCGCAATCATCCCTAGAGCGAAGTATAGCGATGGTATATACCAATTCATTTTTGGCTTCTCAACAAGTCTGCCACTTGGTTTGATATACAAGTTGCTACCCGTAATCTTTCCTTCAATATCTATCTTCATCATACTTCTTTAACATCATTCTTATCCAATTCTCCCGCATCCTCATTATTATCCTTCTTTTATCTGGACAGCAATTCTTAGGAATAGGAAACTCTTTCCTTGCCCGTTTTGCCATTGGGCTTCGCTCCTTCTTTCCCGTTATCTGTATTTCCGGCATTGCTTATTTCTTGTTCTCTCATTAATGCTTGGTCTACTAAGTTTGCCTGGAAGTCACTTAAAGGCTGTCTTCCCTGCATCACCCAGGGCTCATCCGCTTCTGGTTCTGGCCTTGCTTCCAGATTACACATCTCTCTCTCCTCATTAGGGCTTATCATCATCATCTTACTTGTACCGTTAACTATCTCTGTTAACTCTGTTTGTAATTCTGTGAAACATTCTGTATCGTAGTCGATATAAATATTCACACCCTTAAAACCCCAATCGGTTGTTATCTTTCTATTCAAACTATTCCTACGAGCCGTTAAGAGAGGTATGGCTGATCTTGTTGTTAATGCCTTCTCTGCTTCCTTTACGTTGTTATATGTTTTCTGTGTTAATCCTAGTAACTCAGGCGGCACACCATAACCATTGCAAAACATTATTGCATCCCACTTCTCTGAATCAATTATTCCCAACTCAACGGGACTGTTACCTAAGTGAACAGATCCGGTCTTAACTCCACTAATAGCTATCTTACCCTGATTAGCAGTACCTGAAAACTCTTCACTCAACTTTACTTTCAATGCTCTTGCCTGTGCTAACCCTTGTTCAAAGTCCACCCTTTGGTCATCTATGAATAAAACTTCTTCTACTCCTCCATTCTGAAACTTTGCAGTAGCTGAATCTTTAGCTGAATTATTCCTTGTAATGTTTTTAAGGAATGCCCTTAAAGGAGCGAACCCGTACAACTGTTGACCGTTTATGTCCCAATTCGGATTCCAGTACTTCTCATGTAGTATTGATTCTTTACTGAAGAATTGATTCCACACAGTTAACTCATAAGAAGCCGCTTTTGCTGGAAAATCATCAGTTACATTTATGTTCATGAACTGTGAAGGGAGAGACCATATAGAATTTGGAACACCGGCATTCGCTCCTGCTTTCAGTAACTCAGCCCATTCAAAATAATCTCCTGTGATCAGCTTATAACCAAACAAAGACCTGTTATGGTCTTGAAATGTATCGCACTCGTTAGCGTAAGTAAGTAGGTCTTTAAGTTTACCCGCTTGTAGATTAAAAGATGTTAGCGGTTCAATAGATTGATACTTTAACTCTCTTGCTTTCTTTAAGTCTTTACCTGAGATGTTCTTAAAAGACATTAAGCGTTGTGATTGCTTTAGTTTACTCTCATCAACTACTTTATACAATCCCCATTCTGGAAGAACAACCTTATCTAATATTAAATTAATTACAGAATAGATAATATCATTCTTATTGTACCCTTCAGTTATGTAAGTACTCTTGTCATCGGCCGGGGTAACTAATCTTCCGTTCCTGATAACATACCTTGCACCAACTGATAAAGCCTTCTGCTCAAGCTCACCTACCAATTTCTTTCCTAGTATCCACTTCTGTAATAGATTCATATTATGCTACTGAAACAACAAACTCCGGTTGTATGTGAAAAAACATCCCCATCATTAATGTATCTAAATAGTCAGGCGATCTACCATTCAAACATTCCTTCATTTCCTCTTTTGATATTAATCTCTTACGGCTTTCGTCTAAATCAACACTCTTCGACTTCAACACACCCATCTCTTTTATTATCTGCTCCTTTTGTGCTGGACTACAGATAACTTTTATCTCTCTCTTGTTTACTTTCTCTGCCAGCTTATAACCGCACTCAGCTTTCATATTCACAAACTCAGTCTTGTGTACCGCTTGCGCCCCACCATGAAACTCTTTAATGCCTTTTAAGTAACTCTCCAGGTAAGCACCCATGCCATCGCTATCAACAACCGTTTGACTGTGACCTACTCCATCCTGTATCATCACTTGCTTAATATCTGTCTCGATCATTTTACCGTCTGACTTTCCTTTGTCAACTCTTAGATTACACACTAACCCATCCCATGAAGCAAT